CGAGTTTTTTACAGTACCGGGGTGAACGAAACCAGACTTTTCGTACCGACTAGCAAGTTGTTCACAGAAATGGATGACCTGATTAGCGTTACAAGTCTGACGACAGCCAGTGATGCCATCGTCTTTGACACCGTATGGGCTTCCACCGATTATCAGCTGGAACCTCTCAACGGGATAGCTGGAGGGATTGTTCAGCCGTTCACAAGAATTACTGCTGTGGGGGACTACCTATTCCCGCGCTGGAATTACCTGCTTGGGGAAGCAACGGTCAAGATTGTGGGAACGTGGGGGTGGACTACTATTCCTACCGCTATCAAGCAAGCCTGCGTGTTGGCTTCAATGCGACAATTCAAACGGTATGACTCACCTCTCGGTGTTGCCGGGTTTGGGGATATTGGGGCCATCAGGGTTTCGCGTGTAGACCCTGACGTGGAGGCTATGCTCATGCCGTTCAAAAAAGTGAGAATGGCGTGACCACTATTGAAGGTATTAGGGCTGGGTTAGCAACCAACCTGGAGGCTATCTCAGGGTTACGCACTGCGACAGAAATCCCTGATAATCCTAATCCACCGCAAGCGATTATCATGCTGGAGCGGCGCGAGTATGACTCGGCCTTTGCTCAGGGGACTAGCGAGTACACGTTCAGGATTACAGTATTGGCAACCCGCGCATCTGAGCGTAGGGCGCAGGCCAAGCTGGACACTTATACATCTAATGGCCCGCAGTCTGTAAAGAGTGCTATTGAGTCTGATAGGACTTTGGGAGGTGAAGTGTTTGACGCGCGTGTTACCGAAATGAGCAACTACGGTACGGTATCATTGGGGGAGGTACTTTACCTCGCGGCAGACTTTGCCGTGACAGTTTACGCAGAGTAAGGAGATATACCGTGACCAAGTTTGTCGCAACGGATTACACAATTTCAGTGGGAGGTGTGAACTTTAGCCCCAACCTGAACAGTTGTACTTTGGATGCCAAGTCTGAAGAACAAGACACTACGAGCTTTGGCGTAGATTGGAAATCGCGCATTGGTGGCCTCAAGGATGGTTCCCTGTCCCTAGACTTCCAGCAAGACTTTGGTGTTGCCTCGGTAGATGCCACTCTCTGGCCTTTACTCGGACTTACAGTAGAGATGATTATCTCGCCTACTAGCGCCGCTGTCAGTGCCACAAATCCCAGCTATACCTTCGATGTGCTTGTGACTGAGTACCAACCATTTGCTTCCAGCGTGGGCGATTTGGCCACATTGTCAGTGTCTTGGCCGGTGACGGGTGAAATCGTTAGGGCTGAATTGTAAGATGAATACTTTTGACCTACGCATAGAGTTTCTTGATGATACAGAGAAGATTGCTACAGCGATTGCGGCTGACCTTGTAGCTTTTGAAACCAAGTTTGATATGAGTGTGGCGGGACTCACATCAGATAGCAGAATCACTTACATTTTCTTCATTGCTTATTGTGTGATGAAACGCACTGGGCATACGAAGGAAAGTTTTGAGAAGTGGACTGAATCTGTGGCCATGGTTTCTGAGGCTGAAGCAAAAAAATAGTTGGCCTGGGTGACTCCAGCGCCCATTGGGAAATCGCAACGATAGCTTGTGAAACAGGTATCAGCCCCAACGAGCTGATGGAGCTGGAGCCACGGATGCTTTGGACAATGATGCGCTACCTCATCGCAAAGGGCCAAAAACAGGGTGGGAAGCGGTAAAGTGTAGGGAGAGGTGAACCGTGGTCAGAGCGTATGTGGATACAAGAGAATTACGCAAGCTTGTAACGCAGATGAAGTCGCTTGATACAGACCTTCAAAAGTATTTTACGAAGGCCATGAAAGCTGACCTTCAACCGTTTGCGAACAAAATCCAGAACTGGATAAACTCAAATGCGGCCCCACCGCTTTCACACTTTGGCGGGCACGGCGGCCGCACCGCATGGCCTACTTCTGTAAAAGCTACAGCGTATGTGACCGCATTGTCCCGCAAGTCTTTGGCCCGTATTGAAGTTTTCGGTAGGGGAGCAAATAAGGCGGCAGTGAAAATTGCTGACCTAGCTGGGACCACCGGCGAGAATATCAGGACTACTCAGGGTGAAGCCCTCATCCAAGAATTGAATAGGCGTTTCAGAAATCCCACCCCGCAGGCTGGCCGGTTCGTATGGCAACAATTCATTGTCCAACGGCCGCAGATGATTAAGTTCATTAAGGCAACTATCAATGAGTTTTCGGACATAACTGAAAGGCGTGTGGGTAATGGCTAAGGGCATAACTATACCGATTGTCTACAAGGCTGACCTGGCCGGATTGTCCAAAGCCAATAGTGCGCTTGTAGGGTTTGAACGTCAGGCCGGGCTGATTAGTAAGATTATTGGGACAGGCTTGGTCGTTGCGGCAACTGCGGCTTCAGCGGCCTTAGGCGGTATCGGCTTTGCTATCACCAAGGGTTTTGGGCGGCTTCAGCAGATTGAGCAGGCTGAGTTCATGCTCAAGGGTTTGGGGCATACGGCCGCGAGTATCGAAGACATCATGGATTCAGCTTTGGCAGCGGTCAAAGGTACAGCTTTTGGTTTAGGTGATGCGGCCACGATTGCGGCTCAAGCAGTTGCGGCGGGGGTCAAACCAGGGAAAGACCTCACCCGGGTTCTCAAGATTATGGCGGATACGGCCGCAATTACGGGCCGCCCATTATCCGATATTCAGTCCATTATGGGCAAGGTAATTACGAGCAACCGGGTATACCGTGGCGAGTTGAACCGGTTGTCTGAACGTGGACTTCCTGTTATTCAGATGTTGGCCGACCAAATGGGAATTACTGGTGAGGCCGTTCTAGAAATGGCCTCTGATGGGGAAATCTCTGCGGATATTCTTGTTGAGGCATTGGAAGGCAAAATTGGTGGGGCCGCGCTCAAGATGGGTGACTCCACCCAGGGCGCTATGGCCAACACGCTTGCCGCAATACAGCGTGTTGGAGCTAATCTTATCGGCCCCATCTACGACCAGTTTGGTGAGTTTTTCAGGGCCGCCATTGAGGGGTTAAGCCCGATAGAAGAATCTGCCAAAGGCGTAGGGGATGCTATCGGCAGGTTTCTGAACCCACGGTTGGATAAGCTTGTTGAGTTTGTCCGTACCCTGTCTGTGCCGCTTGCTACTGTCAGCGCCACTTTTCTGCTTGTCCGTGAGCGGGCTGAGTTTTTTCAATCAAAACTTGACCCACTACTTGATTCTGTATCCGGGTTGAGCGGTAATCTGTTAGCCTTGGCCCCGATGGTTACTACTATCGCAGGGATATTTGCGGAAGTGGCTGTAACCATTCTGCCCGTACTGTTGGAGCTTTTTACACAACTGGTGGAACAAGTCTTGCCTGCCGTATTGGGTATGTTTGCGGCGCTTGGCCCCAAAGTTTTGGTGGTCGCTCAAATGTTCATTACTGACCTGCTTCCCGTAATTCTCAACTTGGCTCTTATGGCTCTACCGTTGCTCACGAAAATTATTGAGACTCTGACCCCAGTGTTTGATTTTTTTGCCAAAGTCCTCATTGCTGGGGATGGGGGGCTTGTGAAACTTTTATTCACGGTCTACCTGGCTGTGACAGCTTTCAGTATTATGGCGACTGCGGTGGCCATCGGTAAAGGCTTGATGTTGGGAATGACTGCGGCAACCTACGGGGTAGCTGGGGCAACATACGCGACTACTGTTGCTCAACGTGTGGGGTACGTTGTGGCACGATTGTTCAACGGGTCACTTATTGCCCAGGGGGTGGCTTCGGTAGCGGCCCGTATAGGGTTGATAACCGCCACGGTTGCCACGGTTGCCTCCACAACCGCAACATGGGCGGCTACCGTTGCCCAGAAAGCTTTGAACCTTGCTATGAGGCTGAACCCTATCGGCCTAATCATTACGGCCGTAGCATTGCTTGTTGCTGGTCTGGTTTGGTTCTTCACGAAAACTGAGATGGGGCGAAAAGCGTGGGCCGTGTTTACAGATGTCATGGTGATAACGATGACCGCTGTAGGCCAGTGGTTCAAGCACGTTTTCACTGAGGCGTTGCCTGCCGCCTGGAAATTTTTTGTCACAACCTTGAGTGACGGATGGAATACGTTTAGTAAGAGCTTCATGATAATTATCGAAGTCATTGGAGCATTCTTTGAAGGCTACATCAATGGGTGGATTGGGTTGTTTGAGGGTTTCATCAATGGGATTGTCAGCGGGCTGAACTGGGTTATCAAGCAGGTAAACAAACTCAAGATTACGGTGCCAGAAACTCCATTCAATAAAGCATTCACAATGGGGTTCAACCTGCCTGACTTGTCCAAAATATCTTTGCCCAGGATTGCTCTCGCTGAGGGTGGGTTTGTGAATCGTCCCACAAATGCGCTCATTGGTGAAGCCGGGCCAGAAGCAGTCATCCCGTTGAAGAAAATGGGTGGGATGGGAACAACCGTCAACATCACTATTCATGCCGGGATGGGAGCTGACGGCAAACGCTTGGGTGAACAGATTATCCGTGAAATCAAGAAATATGAACGGCACTCTGGCCCCGTATTTGCGAGCGCGTAATGGCTACGGTTGTTGAGTTTGAGACGGTTGAAGGTTTCATCCTGGACGACCCTATCGCGGGCAAACTGGATAACGTGGAATACACTCTCGGCGGATTGTCTTTTTCAGACATTACGTTATACATGACAGATATCTCATGGACCAGGGGTAAGGCGCGTGACCTGGACAGATTTTCTGCTGGAACATTATCGGTAGAGCTGAATAACCATACTCGTATCTTTGACCCCAGTTATGCGGCTGGAGCATTCTTTGGTCAGATAAAGCCACGGCGAAAAATCCGTGTCACTACGGATGGGGTCAGGCAGTTCACTGGGGTTATTGATGACTGGAACTTTTCGTATAACCCTGGAGGCTGGTCAAAGGCTGTAATTACGGCAACAGATGACTTTACCCTGCTAGCTCGCCAGACGGTTAGCGGCGTGGGGGTCGCTCAGGCTACTGGAGCGCGTGTTACGGCCGTTCTAGACCAGGCGGGAGTCCTATGGCCGGTCGGGTTGCGTATCGTCTCAGCAGGGGAATCAGAGCTGGGGGCAGATACTCTGACAGGTAACGCGCTTGAGTATTTACAAAAAGTGGAAACATCAGAGCAGGGTGCCTTGTTCATTGATAAGTCTGGGAACCTGGTTTTTCAGGACAGACTGACTGCCACCCCCACAAGTGATTCTCTGATTACGTTCGCTGATGACGGCACAGGTATTCCCTACACCCAGGTCACAGTAAATTACGGGACTGAACTACTTATCAACACGGTAACAGTCACCTCTGCTGCCGGTTCTTCCACGGCCCAGAACTCCAGGTCAAGAACCAGTTATGGGGTCAGTTCTGAGAGTGTGGAAACACTTGTGGACTCTACCGCCCAGCTACTCAACATTGCCGACTTCATTGTCTCAAAATACGGTGAACCAGAGTATCGGTTTGAGAGTATTGCCTTGAACCTTGACGAAATGACGGCCCCAAATAAAGCCAGCGTTTTGGGGATGGAGCTTTGGGATGTCATCCTTATCAAGTTCACACCTAATGGGGTGGGGGCACCGATAGCACAGTACGGTCAGGTGATAAAGCTGGATAACGATATTGAGAAAAAACGCCATGACATCATTATTGGAATCGCCGCACTTGATTGGACTTTCCTGGTACTAGATGACGTTGTGTTCGGTACAATGGGTAACAACTATTTAGCATTCTGAGGGAGCAACATGGCTGGCGCGGGTTTCAAAGTGTTTGCGGCTGGTGAGGTTCTGACCGCCGCAGATACAAATGTGTACCTTATGGAGCAGACGGTTGGCACCTACGATGATGTAGCGGATAGGGCCGCACAAGTACCTTCACCTACTGAAGGCCAAGTGTCCTACTTGAAGGACACCGATTCTTTGGAGTCGTACACCGGCTCATCCTGGGTTGCTGTAGGCGGCGGCGCGAGTGGCTTTGAAAACAATTTTCTACTGATGGGAGCATAACAAATGGCAACATCTTATAAATCACTTGGGCAACTTGACCTGACTACGACTTCGCTGACGGACTTATACACCTGTCCTGCCTCG